TGGAGAATACAACGGGTAACATGAATAGTAAGACCTCTGAGGAAATCTATAACATGTACGCAGCCTCCGTATCTAGCCGATTCCCCGACTTCGGTAAGATCGTGCTGCTGTCATTCCCACGTTACAAGGGCGACTTCATCCAGACTCGCTACGATAATGTCGTGCGTGAAAAGAACGTCGTATCGCACCACGAGAAGTTGATGATCAACCCTGATCTTGGTGATATTCCTGAGAATTATGTCGAGTTCGATTGGGATGAGGACTTCATTATTTCCTATAACGAGCCTGGTGTCTACGCGCTAAAGCGGCCTTCGTGGATTATGAACCCGACTCGTAAGATCACTGACTACCTATCCGACTTCGTTCGTAATATCACGGACGCGCTCATGCGATTCGCATGTATGCCACCTGACGCTATTGACGGTTTCTTCAAGGATGCTGCGAAGGTCGAGGCGGCTTTCAGCGAGCGGCTGAATATCGAAGAGGATGGAACTATCAATGAATGGTTCCAGCCAGAGGAAGATATCGTCTACTACATTCACGTTGACCTTGCTCAGAAGGTTGACCACTGTGCCGTAGCCATGAGCCATATCTCGGGCTGGACAAACGTACGCTATAAGGGCGTCGTAGAACGCCTAGAGCCGGTCGTCGTGGTAGACTTCATCCGGTATTGGACACCTACCTCTGACAAGACTGTAGATTTCAAGGACGTTCGTAACTTCATCGTCCAGATCGCACAAAAGGGATTCAACATCGGCCTTGTGACCTTCGACCGCTGGAACAGTCTAGAAATGATGGAGTATCTACAGGGTAACGGAATTAAGACCGAGCGCCTATCCGTAGCCAAGCCACATTATACAGATATGTTGTTCATCGTAAACGAGTCAAGATTGCGCGGGCCTGACATTACGCTAGTTAGGAAAGAATTGGTACAACTTCGCGTTATCAAGGATCGCATTGACCACCCTCGCTCTGGAAGCAAGGACTTGGCTGACGCCACCTGTGGCGCGATCTATAACGCGATCAGCCTGACTCCCCGCGCGATTGAGGAAGAGGTCGAGATTCAGACTCTTGACACGCTAAGGGCACCATCTGTTAAGGTGTACGAGACACCGAGCATTCAGCACGCGACTGGCCCGATGCCAGATGACATCGCGGCTTACCTTGACCAACTGGCTGTTATCTAGTAAGATAGGGGCTAGAAAAGGAGGTTGAGATGACACAGACAACCAATGAGAACTACCTTACCCGCCAGGAGATAATCGATATCGTCACAGAGCGTGACGGTTTCTTTTGCTACCTGTGCGATGTGGTGACGTTCAGTGATACTGAGCGGGGTATGGAAATGACTCTGGATCACGTCCAGCCTCTATCTAAGGGTGGAACGTGGCATGTAGACAACATCAAGTTCGCTCACCGCAAGTGTAACCAGGAAAAGGCTGACCGCGAGTTTCTAGAGGACGGAGTTCTAGAGCCTCGCCCTGTTCGCATGGGCTACCAGCAGCGCAAGCAGAACAAGCAGCAGGTCTTGGCTGGCTTCTGCGAGTTGTGTGCTGACGGTCGTTTGCTGATGCCGGATGAATACTGTCCTGAGTGTTTCCGCAACGCTGTCCCGTTCCCTGCTACAATGAAGCGTAAGCCTTCGGAGTGCTCGCACTCGGGCTACGAGTGGTGCTGGATGGATGCGTGCGGAATCATCGACCGTATCCCTGCATGGCAGTACGTACTAGATGCGGAGAATTCGCTTGACGACTAACGAACACCCGTTGCCGGGGCCAGACGAGATTAACTATTTCGGATACACTGACCCCGGCACGGGCGATCTTATTATTAAGATGGTCCTACACTCGGGCGCAAGCCTGGTGCTGTCCTGCCCTGACAATGATGAGGGGCGGGCAGATATGCTAAGGCTGGTAGGAAACTTCCATGCCTATATGAACGATATGTCAGAGCAGTTCTCTGGCTGGCAGGAACGCTGGTTCAATACTAAGTTCGAAGAAATCGCTATTAATGAGGATTTCGAAATAGAGGACTAATACCACCTGTGGTATACTTATAGTCTTGCAAAGGCAATACTCGGTAGTGGTGAAATGGTATCATGTGACGTTGCCAACGTTACGGCGCGGGTTCGATTCCCGTCTACCGGACTTATGTATGAATATTCAGGTACAGTAATTAAGGTGGTTGACGGCGATACAATCGACGTTGACATTGACCTTGGGTTTTATACCCACAAGATTCAGCGAGTTCGTCTCGCTCGTATCAACGCACCCGAAATGAAAACTCCTGGTGGCCCACCAGCCAAGAACTATCTTATCGATTTAATTGCGGGTCGCCCGGTAAAGATTCAAACAGCAAAGGAAGTCTCCTACGACAAGTACGGACGCTATATTGCTGAGGTATGGTTAGGCGATGCCAATGTGTCACAGAAGATGCTTGACAGCGGTAATGCAGTAATTTATAAGGGATAGCATGAAGATTTTAACAATCGTCCCAACGAGGTCACGGCCCGAGCAGTCTGTCGAATTCTACAATCAATTCGCAGAAACTACCGGAGTCAGTGACCTTTGCTTTGGTTTAGATGATGACGACGTTGAGTACCCAAGAATTGATGGCGTAATCTACGAGGTTAATCCTCGTATGTGGATGAACGGCACGTTGAACCATATTGCGAATAAGTATCAGTCGGAATACGACTATATCGCATTTATGGGTGATGACCACCGCCCACGTACTCAGAATTGGGATATCAAACTGGCTGAAAGTATCGCTGGGATCAAGAACGGAATTGCCTATGGTAACGATCTATGGCAGGGAGAGAACCTTCCTACCGCCGTACTCTTGGATACTCGTATTATAAACACGCTTGGATACATGACTCCACCGAAGCAGAAGCACCTATACCTAGATGATTTTTGGCGAGATTTAGGTCGGGACCTGGGAACGCTAAGGTATAACCCTGACGTTATCCTAGAGCATATGCACTTTACGGCTGGCAAGTCTGAGTCGGACGACCTATATCAAGAAGTAAATTCAGGAGCCATGTTTGACCATGACTCTCAGATGTATAATTTGTACAAGATGCACGAGTTTAATAACGACCTAGCGGCGCTCCGTGATAACTAGACTGCGCGAAAAGTATACTGATGAAGAACTTAAGCAGGTCTACGCAACTCCACATGACAGTAGTCGATGGGAAGATCATAACATTAGAGTCGCGGAAACCATCAGGATTGCTAAAGAGCAAGTACCATGGCATCCAAATTCGACTATTGCCGATCTATCGTGCGGTGACGCAAGGATCGCTCGCGGTCTTGGACTACCTGATTCTCATTTATTCCTCGGAGATTTCGCGGCGGGCTATCAATTCCAAGGCCCGGTCGAGCAAACAATCGAACAAATACCGGAAGTAAGCGCATATATCCTATCCGAGACGCTAGAGCATCTAGATGATCCTCTGACTGCGCTCAGGAAGATACGTACAAAGACTGATTATATAATCGTCACAACGCCTCACGCTAAGTGGGACGACAACAATCCAGAGCACTATTGGGCCTGGGACGGAGAGGGAGTTATCTCGCTTCTGGCCGAGGCAGGATTCCTGAGCAAACATTTCGAAATCCTACCCCTTGCTCACTACTATTATGATTTTCAGGTGATTGTAGCAAAATGAAGGTTCTCATTACGGGCTCCGAAGGTTTTGTCGGACGCTATTTCGTCGAGGCTCTGAAAGGCCATGACATTACCCGCGTTGACATAAAGGGGCTTGGATTAGTACGAGGCTCCTATTGGGGAGACTGCCGAGGCTTCTTTAAGGAAAGCGAAACCAAGTACGACCTAGTAATTCATCTTGCCGCCATTGTGGGCGGTCGCGCCACTATCGAAGGGCAGCCACTCAGCGTAGCAGTAGACCTGAGCATTGATGCTGAATTCTTCCAGTGGTGCCTACGGACTCGTCCGGGGCGCGTAGTGTATTTCAGCAGTTCGGCTGCCTATCCGATTGAAGCACAGTACCGCGACTCGGGCGTTAAACTAACTGAAAGCATGATTAACCTTGACAATATTCGCAGCCCTGACCTGACATACGGTTGGGCTAAGTTGACGGGGGAATATCAGGCTCGTTTCCTAGAGGAAGCAGGTATTCGAACACATGTATTCCGTCCGTTCTCTGGATATGGTACAGACCAGGCTCTCGATTATCCATTCCCGTCGTTTATCAAGCGCGGGTTAGAGAAGCAAGACCCATTCCAGATTTGGGGAGACGGCTGCCAGGTGCGTGACTTCATTCATATGAGTGATGTTGTGGCTGCTGTCATGGCCGCTATTGACAACGATGTGGCCGGTCCTGTAAACTTGGGCCTCGGACGACCAACCTCGTTCAACGACCTGGCTCAGATGGTGGCTGCTAAGGCTCACTACAAGCCAGAAATCCAGCACCTTCCAGCAGCGCCTACCGGCGTGATGTATCGTGTCTGCGATCCTCGTAAGATGCTCAGTTTCTATACGCCCAAGGTTTCCTTAGAAGAGGGAATCGCTAGGGCGTTCGCCCACAAACTTTAGGATTTAAATGAACCTAGCAATCGTGCTAATCGTAATCATCCCCCTAGTCCTTGCCAGCACGCTATATGTTTCTGACTATCGTGAGTGGCGGCAGAATAAGGACCACTGGCGTCGTACCGGCTTCTGGTACGGAGAGTCAGTATTCAACTTTTTTGCAGCGTTTAGTGTATCAGCCATCGTCGGACTACTTATTGTTGTTCTCGGGTCATTCGTCCTGCCTAGTCACGATCAGGTGCAGTCCAGGGCC